TTCTTGCTCTTCTAAAAATTCTTTTAAATTTTCTTTGTAACCTTCCATCATGTGATCTGTTATACGATCTTTTAATCCGCCTCGGTCAATCTTCCTATATGGCTTAGTAGGATTTACTACATTCGCGCCATCGTTAGAAAAGTACAACATTGTCTGAGATTTACTAGGGCCGTAGCACAGGCGGGGTATACGAGCAATTAAATCACTTCCCTGTACGCAAGATATTTGGTTATCTAAATTCATTGGTCTCTTAAAACCTTTGAAAAATACGTTTGGTTTACCAAAGGTAACTAAGTTTATATTCTCGTGTTTGCCATTCAGCATAGAGGCGGATAACTCTGCTAACGCTCCACCAAGACTATGCCCACAGATTAACGTGCGCTTCTTAGGGTCTATGTGTTCTTTGACTTTCTTCCATACAGACTTGTGCGCTAAAGCAAACCCACCGTGACATAGCCTCCCCGCATAAGGAACAGGTATAATATTAAGGTCTGTTAAAATATCTAGCTTCTGTCCGGTTCCTCGGAACGCTATGATATCTATAGACTTTCTTTTAGCTATATATACTGTGGTAGATGTCCACTTACTTTCTATTTTAATCGCGTCTTTATTGCTATCACGATAGGACTTCATAGACCACGAGCAAGCCATATTAAGAAGTACAGGATCAAGTTTCATTTGTCAGCCTTATGTTCTAGTCTTTTGAAGATTGCTCCAAGCATTTCTTTTACCTCTCGTATGTCTTCTCTATAATCATCTTTAGAAACATATTGCAGCGGTATAGCCTTCATGTCTGCATCAATTCTGTCTAACAATACGAATACACGATTTACCATCCAGCCGCCTGTAAAACCAACTAAAGCAATACCTACGTTAAACACTATCTGATAGTCCATTACTCTGCACTCAAATTAAAAATTAACAATAAAATTGCAGCTATCGCACCTACTCCTAACCCTATAAAAACAAACACTAAAAAAACAACTTTCATTAATTCTGCGTCAGCGTTATTTTTATTTAACCGCATCTTGCTTTTTAAAGCTCTCTGCCTCTGCCGTCTATTATTCTCTGCAACAATTTTTGCCCAAGTTGCGCTTTTACCTTGGTCAATATACATCCATTTTATTTTATGCTCTAATTTGGCTACAGCCTCCTGCTCTTCTATGTAGTCAATTGCTTCACCTAGCGTTGACCCTTCCTCTAAACCATACTTTGCTTGCCGCTTTTCTTCTTTCTTAACCGCTTCGTTTATATCTTGCTTGGCATCAAAGAATTGCCTGACTGTAGACCGCATCTCTCCAATTTCTTTTCCTCGATCTACTCCAGCTTTTAAAATAGTATATGCTTTGAAAGCAGCTTGAGCTGCTACTGCGACTTCAATCATCGTACTTCCTCCCAGCAGAAAAATATTTCTGGGTCTTCAGGGCGATAATTTAGCCTTTGTGCAAATGCTGCCCCATATTCAATAAATAACTACCGTGTCTGTGTCATTAAAAAACAACATCTTACCTTCGCACACAATATTCCAATCTAAGCCCTCCTGCTCACTGCGAGAAGGCACTTCAATAACTACATGCCTAGCTAACCATTCTGTATCATCTTGCAATACGCGCCAAGCGTGTTCCTCTGTACCCCTTCCGGGTTGACCCTTAGCCTTGTTAAACCTAATTCTATACTTGGGCATCGTGTAATTTTGTGCGTTTGTGCAAACTACTGTGGAACGCACAGGGTCTTGTAATATTAAATACTTTATCGTATTCGGTTTGACTAACAAGGTGTGTCTTTAATTCCACTTTTTTGTCTGTTAAAGGGATCAAGTGGATCAACGGCTGACCATACTTTAAAGAAATTATAGAATTTGATTTTGGCAAAAACATATTGATTGCAGGGAACGTATTGTGCTTAAAGTTCAAAACCCCAGAAGGTATATAGATTTCTTTTAGTTCGTCAAAATGCCAATCAACTTTACTAAACAAAAAGTTTACATTTGAATTACATCGCAAATGCCACGGAGGATTAATTTTTACATGTTCGTGGGTGCTATCTTTTATATAACCTTCATACTGTTTTGGAGAGTGAAACTCACAAACAGAACAGCAATCTGCAAATTGATACCTTACACCCTCTTCATTTACTTGAAAATTTACGTCTGACCACAAAGGTATAACAAACCCTTGAGAAAAATAATCGGTTAAACCATTACACGTTTTCATTGAAAGCAAAGGAGGAGCAACTTCTTTGTTTTTATTTATTAATTTATTTGGGCCGGGAAGTTTTTTAAACCACTCCGGCGTATAAAAAGAAGCTTTTTTTATCGGAGTGTACTGCAAGACTTCATTTCTTATAGTAAAAGCATCTAACGTAATTTTTTTCTTTGGGAATAAAAACAACATAGTTATTTAGGTTCCGAAGGCCATACCACATTATCGGGAAATCCTTTTTGCTCTCGTATAGCTCTTAGTTTTTTCCGATACTCTTTCCATTCCGTTCTTTTTTCTACTGTAATTGGAGCATCTAACAACATTAACCAATCAGTGTTTCTTAATTCTGCCTTGGCTTCTTCCCACAGCAACTCAGATGGAGTTGCCTCTTCAGGCATCGGAGGTAATTCTCCTTCTACTTCTACCCAGCCCATATCGGAATAACTTGGGCCTAACCAAGACAAATCTCCTAACTTATCTATAACGCCGTGCAAACCAAATATTGGCCCCCAATCTTCAGGAAGATCTCCGGGTTCGTTTAGTGGCTTTCCGTCTGACAGTCTTTTTAGTTGCCACAGCATCTTCTTCACCTGACATAGTTTTAGAATTTAATCCCGGTTGTTCTTTTGCGGGAGGTAATTTGTGTGCTGTTTCCGACATTAAACCTCTCATGTCGGGTTGAGGCGCAAAAGGAGCAAAGTGCATTTGTTCCTCTTCTGTAATATTCCATTCCCTCCAACTAGAAAAGTCTTTCCTCGGTTGTATCGCTATATGGCATCCTACTTGTCCAGCTAATTGATGAATAAATTCAATTACCTCTACTGGTTGCATGTGGTTCCAACAGTAATAACCCTCATTAGACTTCATGCCTATTTCTATAATGCCTCCACCCGCTGTGCCAACAGTCAAGGCTTGGCATCGGTGAAGAATACTATCCAAATTTGCCTTTTGAATTTTACTATGTACTTCTTTATTATATTTATCTAACTCAGAATTACTTGCTGGCTTTTTCTTTTTAGCTGTCATTCCTTTCCCTTTATTGTGGATTCCAAGAAACTACAAATTGACCTCCGGGGCCACCTACTACTATGGGGTAATTAGCTCCCGGCGTGACTGATACACAGTTTGAAGTGGAAGGAGTTGAATTATTTCCCGGATTCCCCGCATTACCCGGGTTACCCAGAAGTCCCGCTGAACCTCCTTGTCCTCCTCCGCCTGCAAAAAAACCATTGCCCGGATCATAATTGCCCACATACCCCGGCTTAGAATTATAGTCGTTTGTGCTTCCAGCACCTCCGCCGCCACCAGCTCCTGCCGTATTACCATTGGTTCCAGCGTTTCCATTTCCAACAGGGCCAGCACCGCTTGTATCAAAGTATCTGCTATTCCCTCCTGTTCCTCCGCCCGGATTACCAGCCGTTCCCGGTGTGTTTATAGCGGGAGATGCGCGACTGAACCCACCTCTATTGGTGCGGCCTCCGCCGCCACCAGCATTTCCTTGAACTGGCGAACCAACGTCCGTTCCCCCAAAGAAAGGCATACCCGCACCGCCTGCTCCTACTTGGTTTTCGAGACTAGTGAAAGGAACACTACCCGGATTCCAAGTACCACAACCGGGACTACCTCTAGAGACTGCTTCATTAGAGTTTCTAAAGCCAAATAAACCTCCTTTACCAAAGTAGCCTGCCCTCCCTCCTGTACCCGCATTACCCGCTGTGCCTCCATTTCCTCCCGCAAAATTAAGACCAATCCCTGACGTAGTTCCCCCAGCACAACCCGTACTACCAGCATTGCCAGCATTGCCAGCATTTCCTACTCCACCTGTACCGCCACTAAAAATATTATTGTTTCCACCACGCCCAGTTGGGCCACCACTACCGGGAGTCCCGTGTCCATCGCCTGAAGTTCTTCCTGCATAACAAGTGCTATATCCTGAACCACAAGGGTTAGAGGACATCATCGCCGCACCGCCGCCGCCGCCGCCACCACCATTCCCTGCGTTGCCCGTTCCTCCGGTGTTTCCCGCAAAACCATTACCACCTTTTGCGGTAACGCTTACCAGAGAAACTCCTGTAGGTACTGCAAAAGTACCAGACGAGTTAAAGGTTTCAGAGCCACCGGGAACTGTTCCCGCGCCCAAAACACCAGCTTTTGATGATCCTATAGGCATTTTTTACTTCCTCTTTGTTTCGCAAGGCAGTCCCAAACTGGGCCTTTTATCCCATTTGTAATCAGAGTAAGGGCCGTCCTTATCTACATAATGGAGCATAAATTGTACATTAATTTTTGAGCCGGAAAAGGGCATAGGGTTTCTCCAATGCATCATTTCACAGCCTTTGTATACGGCAGCATCTCCCGGTTCAAGCAACATTTGCGTTTGAGGAGATCCTTCTTTTTTAAAATATATGGGCCACGGATGTCCCAGCGTAGCAACATTAACCGTTACCGAATACTCGCAAGAAGGTCTGTCTACATGAGCAGACAATACGTCTTCTCCCATATAAACCCTAGAATACGAGTAAGTAGGATAAAGTTCTTTCCCTACATTTTTTTCTATCTCAGACAGTTTATCTACTAAAATAGTTTCTATCAAAGGATCTGCATAACGACTAAATCGACTAGTAGGGTCTTTTGCCTTGTCAGTTGTAGGATTTAAATTATCCATATAACTGCTTTGGTTTACGCAATACTCCATATAAGTAGAAATCGTTTGAATAAAATCTGAAGAAATAAAATTATTAATACTAAGGTAGCCATTTTTATCAAAGCTTTCAGATACCTCACTCATAATAAAACCATCCAGTAACTATGTACTTATCTTGGTTACCGAACAAAGTATTGCCTCGATGAGCATGCGTAAAAGCAGCAGGCCACAAAATCATCATGTTTTTTTCAGGGCTAACTCTAAGTTGGTGATATAAAAATTCAGTTTCTCCCGCCGACTCTTGAGGTATTGTATTCAAGTAAAGGCTATATACTAGAGCGCGGTTAGCGTGTACGCCGTTTCCTTGTTCTCCGTGCCATACATGATAGCCTCCTCCGGGGCTAGTACACTGCATTTTCATAGTATCTGCATTTACTTGTTCAGTACAAAGAACTGAATATTTTTCAAGATACTTTTCGTAGCAACCCTGAAGTCCGCCAAAGAACATATCTACCGCATCTATGTTATTAAAAGGAAGCATCGTATGGGATCTTATGTTCATTCCTATCGAGTAATCACTCTTTACATGATTGCTGGCGTTTTCACCTTTAATCCTATCGAACCCAGCTCCCTGACCCTTTAAACGATTAAACTCAGAAATCAAATGCTCACAATAACCTTCTGGAAAAACACTTTTATAAATACCAATAAAATTATCTTGTGTAAAAGTTGCATTATTATTTTGTTGGGTTTGATTTTTTTGGCTATAGTCTTGCTTAAGTATCGGAGCATTGTTCGCATACCCCGTAAAAGTTTGATCTTTCATTTAAAGTTTGGCCCCGATACCCACGCTACTAAAGATTGACGATGCCCTTTCGTAACAGGGGTTACTTGGTGTAGCGTCCACGCTGGAAAGGCTACAAGAAGTCCTCGTTCCTTTGGCATTTTATGAGGCTCACCTGTAACAAGAATTTCTAAATTACCCCCCTCATATTGAGAAGGACAAGCTAATTGCAACACTAGGGAAAGCTTCCTACTAATGCGTTTGCCTCCAAAGTCTTGATGCCAACCGTATGTTCCTTGGTTATTATCTAAATAGTTAGTAAGCTGCAATGGCTCACCAAATCCTACTAAATCAAAACCAAAGTAATCTGCATTCAACTCAGAAGCTATAGTACCCAACCTATCAAATAACCAATTAAACTCTTGAGAGTTTTCCACCCAATTTACATCGGATCTTCTTATATTTTGATTTACTTCTCCAGCAGCACCATTGCCCACTTGAGCAGACTGGGTTGCATTTTGAGCTAAGTTTTGCAAAAAATTTAATTCTTCTCCTGAAAACCCTCCACCCCAAGTAGCATAAGGAACAATATTCCTAGAAGCAGGAGTTAGCACATGCTGCATAAATTATTTTTCTCTATGAGTTAGTGTAAAGTGTATAAATTTAGTAGAGCTTTTTCCTAGATTTGTACTTATTGCGTGAGGTAACCACGCATTAAAAATAAGAAAAGAACCCGGAACTATGTTATCAAAGTGTATCTCAGGAGTTGCATTGGTAACATTTAACTGAGGAACAGGGAATAAATCTACACAAGACTTACTAAAACGAGGGTCTTTAAATATCGGGTAACCACCGTTATCTGAGGACTCAAAAAAATAAAACCCACACATCTGAGTGTTTGCATGAACATGAAAGCTATGTCCTCCGCTCTCGTTTATTTCTTGCCCCCACATTCCATTTACAAAAAAATCATATCGCTCTAAGTTGTACCCTTGTTCTTCTAACGCTCCTACCGATACATTAAAAAAAGCATCACGCAAGAAAGTTAAACTGGGATCGTTTACCATAGAATTAGTTTGTAACACTGAAAAACCACACCCTTCTCGCATTTCATTGATATAAGGTGTGGCTTTATTTTTTACTTCTTCAACCCAATCTGGGCGCTCCTCTCTATATATTAAAGAGGGGAAATAGGCAAAGCATTCCACTTATGATTCAATATAATTCATCAAAGCAGTAGCCATTGTTATAACGTCCGAAGCTGAGATATCAGTTCCTTCGCCACTTCCTAGTCTGCGATTTTCGATAAGAATTTCTTTTGATAGTCTTACCGATTCAAGACGCTGATGTCTTTGACCGTTAGCGTGGTTAACTTCAAGATCTGCTTGCTGTTCTGTTGTAAGCGCCATTAGGCAATCTCCTGTTTTCTTTGTATTAAATTAAGATAAATTTTTCATTGGTATAGTTACATACCACGTTGTGCCGCCGTCTGGTGTCATAAAGAACCAGATGTCAGTCGCATTAGCACCAGTGGTACGACTAACGGAACCACCCGGAAACTCAACGGTTCCCCCTGAAAAAGCTACAGTCCTACTGGGTGTCCCATCGTTTGTAAGAATTAACGTAAATGACGATGCGCGATTAGAAACAGAGTTCTCTCCAGAGAGAGTAAAAGTCACATTGTCGGTCAATGTCGCTGTAAACACCTGAGCAGTGGAAGCATCAAGAGTCTTCGCGCTACCAGTATTGCCCAGTGCGCTCAGCTTGTCTGAAAATATTCCGGTTAAGAAACTAGCAGTTACATTGACCTCGCCCGTTCCTTTGGGAGTAACATCAATCCCTACATTAGTATCATCACCAGTAGCAGACAAAGTTGGATTGTTGCTTGTGGCAGCATTCGCTAAAGTAAGTTCGTTTACGGCAGAGGTTGTTGCTGTGACTTTGAGCAACTCAGCATTGTTGGTATCGTTGATTCCTGTGCCAACTTTAGGACTAGTAAGCGTCTTAGAGGTTAATGTCTGAGTATCACTAGTTCCTACAACATCTCCACTAGGTATAGCCTTGGCGCTATCTTTAACTAGCTTTCCAGTAGTTCCATCAAAAGCTGTAAAGTTGTTGTTAGTAGCACTTCCCGGCCCAACAACATCGCCGTCAGTAATATCTTCAACTAAGGAAAGGGCATCAACTACAGCAGCTCCTGCACCAGCTCCGTCTAAATAAACAACTTTTGTTTTGCCAGTGGCTATCGTTACAGTAGCCCCTGAACCTTGCTTTATAGTTATGGACTGACTGCCAGTAGTAGCATTCTCTATCCACATAACCCTTGTATTTGTATTAGGGCCAATAGTTAGTTCTCTGGTTGCCGTAAGAGATGCTCCAGAAGTAACTTTAAAGTAGAGCGCACGAGCAGGGTCTGAAGCACCATCAGCTACTGTCGTAGTAGCGTTAGCATCAGAAGCAAAAGCCGCTTGAGTAGCATACCCTAGCGCCTCTCCAACAAGCTCTAAATTTGTATTTGTACTTGTACCCCAAGTGCCGCTTTCGTCACCTGTGGCAATTTCTTTTAATCTTAGATTGTTTACATAAGTAGCCATCTATATCTCCACTGACTATAGCGAAGCGTCACCCTTAGCTGAGGGAACGCTGGTTGCATAAATCGTTGTGTTTTGTCTTAGCGACAAAGTCGCTCCGCAATTTGAGCAAGTATCTGCTGCAAGTTCTGACTCATCCAAATCATAACCACAATGAGCGCAAACTATTTCTATTTCGTGCTTAGGGTCTACAACGCCATCAATTGTTTTTGCTTCA